AAGTAGATACAGCAGTAGTAGCTCCAGTAGCTGATACTACATCAGTAGTAAAATAATTTAGCACGAGGTTGTAAAGATTCCATAGCAATATGGTTGTAAAGATTCCTCGTCCTAATGAAGCGGTGAAAGTGTAATGGTTACCTCACGGACGTAAAAGCCCATGGGTTGCACGATAGTCATCCAGACTAAAGGGGTTAGTTCAAATCTAGCTCACCGCTCTATATCAAAAGCATATTGGTTACTTTACAAATGGTTATTCTCCGATTTACTTTACAAAGAAAGCTTTGATATCAATAGAAGTGGCTCCCCAATAGAGCCACTTTTTTTATAACTAAACAAACACAAATGATTTATTTGAACACGAAGGTGCAAGGGTTAGGTCGTGCTCCTGCTGTGAGTATTGCTAATATGGCATTACGATGGTGCAAGAGAGAGTTAGGAGTGAACAAAAGAAAAAAGTTTCAACCTATCTGGTCCGTAGTGAAAGGATTCGATACCGATTGCGGTGCATACGATGCAGATGACAATGAGGTATGGATATACTGGGACCAGTGTGGTGATGTGAGAGAGTTAATACAAACTTGCATACACGAATGGACACATCAATTACAACCGATTAGAACAAAGTATTACAAATATCCCGGCTCGTATAGTAGAAATCCATACGAAAGGGAAGCGCGCAGAAATGAAGATAAGTATTTAAAACAATGTTGGACACATATAAAACAAAATAACAAATGGATTACGCAATCAATAAACTTAAACAAGACGAGATAGTATTAATGAAGAAGATTAAGTCATTGCAAGATGGTAAACCAAAGTGGGCAGCATCGGAGCAATTAGATGAAATCAGGTCCGCTATCAAACTGTTAGAGCGATACAATGATATAACGGAAGCTGACATTGAGAATGAAGATGAATACTTAAAGGAAGTGTTTGCAATGAGTCCTCCTAAAGCACAAGCTTAATCGGACAATCTTAATAAAAATAAATTCAGTTCAATTATGTATAATAGTAATAGTATAGTAGACATAGACATAGAGAAGTATAGTAGTATAGAGAAAGAAAGAGAAAAGGTATTAAATGATGAAGCATTTCAAAACTGGTGTAAAGAGTTACATATAGGTAGTAGAGTAGAAGTGAAAGACTACCGCAGTAATGAACTAATGCAACAATACACTAACTATCCTAAATGGGTAGCAAGACAATATTAAAGGTTGGTTTGGTTTCATATATTTTTTATTTAAAGGTTACAAAGAGCTCCTAATCATAGGATGAGCCGATGGCAGATAAACGAGCCATCGGTTTCTTTGTGCTTGCGCATGCAAAAAATCACACACCACCACTGCGCACTGAATTACGTGTAGCTAGAAAAAAGACGAGCGTGTAAAATCGGGTCGGATACGTGCGAATACCGGGGTCAATTTTTTTGTGTATAGACGCAATTTTGACATGATATATGATATACACAAAGTGAAATTAAGTAATTTTCTTTTAGTTAAGATATACTTATTAATACGATATCGGAATAGGTTGACTTATTTTCTAACCAAAACAAAACGAAAATGGCAGTATTAGATTTCGTATTCTCATTACAATTCGTAGTGGGTGTAGTAGTAGGATGGTTGGTATTACCACATCTTATTAATTTCGGTAAAAAGTTTCTAAACAAATAAAGCAAGAAACCCTCACTTACATAGTGGGGGTTTTTTAATTTAGAGGATATTTATTAACAAAGAAACAAATTAATGTTAAAGCAAGATACATTCACAAAGACAGCGTTCGACTTTGGTTGTTCAATAGGTGTAGCAAAGATTATAGGATATACGACATTAAAAGAAGAAAAGAATGCAATACCCAAAGAAACCTATAAGAAAGTAGACGATGAAATGATAATTAACGATATAATCAATATCTTAATAGAAGAGGGAGCATATGAGAAATGCATGCGTAAGGTATTAGTAGAAGAAAAAAAAAGAAATGGCAAAACAAAAAGAGTTACAATATATAAAAAGATAATGAATTGGTATGATACTACAACAAGTTTATAATCCGGAAAGATATTCTAGGAAAGGTGATGTTTGGTCAGTAGACGCAACATCGGGTTCTTTGGTTACAACACCTTACACATTCCCAGCTGCTACTAAAGAATTGACTTTATATCCAGTATTAGATAATGATGTAGTGTGTATAGTAAAGATAGAAGATAATTACTATTGCTCAGAGGAAATTTATCAGGACCTTAACGACTCAAAGAACATTAATCCCCACTTTTGGTATGATAGAGTAACGGATGTAAAAACCTTATCTGGTTCAGTAGAAATAGGTAACACTATTCCTATTATTGAATTAGATTTAGAAGCAATCAAAGAAACTGCTAACATAGAAGGTATTATGTTACCATTCTCAGGTGTAAAGGATACTAATTGGATATACGATAGAGAAGATACCGATGACCCCGCTATCCCTATATCTACTAAACTAATTCAGCAATTAAATTATTCTTTAACTAATAATACCGATAGACCAGAGGATGTGTGGGAGTTGTGGGATTTAAACCTTGCTGCTAACTATACTATTCAACAAATGCCTGTTTTATCTCCTACTACTGATAAGGCTGTCGTAGATAAGACTCTCCTTGCTAAAAATCTGGAAGAACTTCAAAAAAGAATCATTGCTCTAAGAAAAGACTTTAACGACATTAAAAGAATATACTATACTGGTAAAGTCAAAGATGATACCATTACATCAACTCGCTACACATCTCGTGCCATCGGTAGTAATGCACCTGAAACTGAATTAAAAGGTGAAAATGCATCTAATGTAACATATAAGTCAACGGAGATAGTAGAAGTATCTAAAAATGCTTCGGATAAAAGAGGAGACGCATTGGATAATACTATTACAACTAAAACTACGGAATTAAAATCCGAACTGGAAGATACAAAGACAACTACACAAGAAGCATTGAATAGACAAGACGAAAATCTTAAACGAGCTCAAGCCGGCGACGCAGAAGCACAAAGACAACTGGCCGCAGAGTTAAGGGCGTCTAACCAACGAACTACCGAACTTGCTGCTAAAATTCCAAATCCTAATAGGTAATCCATATGAGTAAGAGGTTATATGATATCTTTATTGTTATAATGATGTTTCCTGTTATTTTCCTTGCTATAATGGGTGTTACTCTCTATTGGGTGTGTAAGTTTCCATTTTGGTTCTTAAGTCGAAATAAAGTCTGGAGGAGCAAGAAATAAGTCTATCAATAGAAGATACAAAAAATTTTCTTAAAAAAACGACTTTGCCCCCAACCCCCCAACCGATAATTTGGTAATGTTAAATTTTATTTGTATATTTGTTTTATATGAAAAAACTATGGGTATTTGGTGACTCTAATTCGGAAGGATATAACGAACAATATCATTGGGTTACACCTTATTTAGAACATAAAGGATATAAACCTAAATGGTGGAGTGAATTAGTTAGTGAAGAATTAGGAATGGAATTAGTCAATCGTGCTAAAGGTGGAACGGATAACTATACTATATTTGAGTCAGTATGTAAAGAAGTCAATAACATTGAACCCGATGATGTAATTGTAATAGGTTGGTCTTCGATATTAAGAAATAGAATAATCATTGATGCGTTTGAAAAAGATACATTTCTTACCATCGTTCCTAATAGTGAATATCATTATGATTATTTTTGTAACCAATGTATACAAGAAATGGTTGTAAATAGAGATAGTCAGTTATATGTAGATGAAGTAATGAATTGGATGAAATTGATTAGAAAAGCATTTGCTAATAATAAGGTATTGTGTTTCTCCTCTTGGATGGAATTTTTAAATGAAAAAAATATTATCAACGGAAATTGGTGGAAACATGGACATCACATTATGACTATTGATGCCGAAACCAATGGAAAATTAAACGATGGACATTTTTCAGAAACAGGATGTAGAGTTCTTGCTGATATATTAAAACAATGTATTATCTCAAATGGTAAACTTATTTAAAACAAATTATAGTTATATTTATAGACAAATATAAATAATAAAGCAACAATATGAAATCAGTATTAATAGCAACAGATTACATCAAAACAGCAACAAATGAATATAAGGTATTAGAAATAAATACCCAATCAGGCATTATTGCAGATATGAATCTTTTAGATTGGACAGGAATTACTAACTTTATTCAAAGTAATTCTTTTACAAACGTACATTGTATATTACCAACATACGATAAAAGATTCTCAGTAAAATTAAATGAAATTTGTGATACTATTGGAGGAATACAATACCAATCACATGAAACCGGTGATAGTTCTATTACCGTACCATATATTGAAGATAATGATAATACACTTATTATAAGACTTTCATATGATACTACGGCAGTTATTGATGATGAATATGCCAAAGATATGTATAATTTTTTAAGAGCCATCGAAGAACAAACGTTTAAACCAAAAACATATATACCAAATATTGTTGATGATTTTTCAAATATTGATGATTTTTCATATACATTGGATACACCAAATTTTATTATAAAAAAGAGATATCCACAATATGATAAAAATTTATATCCTAAATTATATAAGATTGAAAATTTATCTCAATTAAATACATTAAAAGCGGAAGTTGATGCCGATACTGAATTTTTACAAGAATTTGTAGATTCAGAAATTGTAGCAGGTAAAAGAACAATTGTTAGAGGTATAGATATTATATATGGTGCAGCTTTAGACACTATTTCTATGGGTGGATATAAAGTATCAAGTTATATTAGAGAAGATATTTGGGAAAATACTTTTAATGAAAATGGTGAGTTAGCAAAAAAAGATAGACCTAAATATATAACTTATTATACAAATGCAACCGAATTAAGTGCATATATATACGATGCAGACCAACTAGTTTTAATGGCAGATGGTACTAGAAAAGAATTTTCACAATTAGAAACGGGTGATAATGTAAAATCAATATCATTGGCAACTTTACCTTTAGATGAAACCGAATATAGAGTATCAGAATGGACAGGTAGTCATACCGAATTTATTGCAAATTTTGAAGTAAGTCAAACGGCCGTGGTGGTAAAAACAACAAAAACTCAAAATACTTTTTTTATTAGAATAACTTTAGATGACACAATAGAGTGGGACGATTTACCAGGAACTCAAATTCTTATTAGAGAAGACGATGTTATTAGGTTTAAAACGGTTAATGAATTAGAAGTTGGAGATGTGATGGAATTATTTAGTACTGAAACCGAAACAGTTGTAAGTAAAACGGTTACAAATTTAGAAATTACATTTAAAGAAAATACAGATATTGGAGCGATTGATGTGGAACCAATTGATTTATTTTTACCATTAGTTACCAATACATTTGCAATCATCCAACACAATGCTTGTAATAGTAGCTTTTGTAAACAATATGGTCAAGATTGTAATTTTTACTTCAAATGCACCGATTGTTCTCCAAGTCAATGTCCAGTTAAATAAAATAAATAAAAACAAATAATTATGGAAATTATAAAAAACGATATAGTAGAAATTACTATTGAAGAAAAAACCGAAATTGCCACTATATTTCAAAATGTTATATTGAGTATAAAAAACGATATATTAAATCAATAATTTATTTTGCAATACAAAATATTTTTAGTATATTAGTGTTATGGCAATTGATATTAAAGAAATAACAACCGCATGGTTTGATTCGTTTTGGGGTTCAAAAGAACAAAAACTCTTAGCACAAGATAGGTTGGATATATGTCTTAAATGTCCATCAAAAAGTGAGTTATTTAAAGATAAAGAATGGTCACTTTATTGTAAAGAATGTGGTTGTCCGTTAAGTAAAAAAATATATTCAAATTTAAGAAATTCATGTCCATTGGGTAAATGGGAAGAAGCCGCAAAAAAACATGAAAGTGTTTTTGTGAAAAAAATGTTATAAGTATGATTGCATCCATAATAGAATCTGTGTATGGATTTTTAAGTGAAGAGGATTTAAATTTATTAGATAATTTATGTGTTAATTTTGATATTGACACTTCAATTAGTACAACACCTAAAAAGGGAAATTTCTATTATAGAATGTTTGTAGACAACGAAACTCATTTTCTTGATTATCAAACTACGATTAAAACCCACATACAAAAAAAATATAAAGTTAATGTTGAAATAACCGCCATTTGGATAAATAAGGTTACTTCCGAAACAAATAAAGATGATAAGTTCCATCATGATGAATGTGATTTCACAGTTGTATCATATATCAATGATAATTTTGAAGGAGGAGAATTTACATTTCAAAAAAATCAAACTCCACCCACCGAAAAAATAAAACCAAAAAGAAATTTAAGTTTAATTACAAACGATAAATTACCACACAAAGTATTACCCGTAACATCTGGTGAAAGATATTCATTAATAGTTTTTTGTGATATACCGACAAAAAACAAAAAAACAATGTTATGACGGAAATAAATTTAAATAATGAAGATATAATTTATAAATCAAATTTAAAATTAGAACCCAAATTTGATAAACAAACATTTATAGAAAAATTAATAACTGTTGATAGTTTAGTAAAAACTACTAATCAAAAATTTGGTGCCGGTGCACCGGGTAGACAATCAAGTTTATCAAAAATGTATATACCTGAACTAATCTTTATAAAAGATAAAATTTGTGAACTATTATCTAAAACATTTAAAATTAGTAATAATTTCATAATTTATGATTGGTTATATTATAGTGATAAAGACAACGCCTATACTGGATACCATACTCATGATATATTGGCACCAATACAATCGAGTATTAACCACATTGACAATTTAAAAACAGATTATAGTTTTACTTATTATGTCCAAATGCCAGATAATTTAAAAGATAATCAAGGTAAATTATTTTTTAAAACAAAATCGGGTTATGAATTTTCAGTATTACCTGAAGAAGATGATATTTTTATTTTTCCAGGTGATTTACAACACAAACCAGAAATTAATCCAAATTCTACTAAATCAAGAATAGTGGTAGCGGGTAATGTTGCGTTTTTTGATAATCATATTGCAAAAAGTAAAAAAACTTTTTTATAATTAAAAATAAATAAAATGAATGTTATAAATTCAAATCCAAAATTATATCTTAAATATATCGATGATATAAAAGGATTTGGTGTTTTTGCAAATCAAAAGATTAATAAGGGGGAATTAATTGAAGAATGTTATTCTATTTGTGTTGATAAAACGGTTAAAGGTTTTGATGAATATAGTTTTTATTATAGGGGAGATAGTAGATTTTTACCACTTGGATTTGGTATGATTTATAATCATAGTAATACTCCAAATATTAGATGGAAAATTATTGATGAAAACAAAAGAATTATAAACTTTTTTGCAATTGACGATATTGATGTAGATTATGAACTTTGTCATAATTATGGCCCTCTCTATTTAAAACATAAACCATTATTATGATTTATCAAGAAAAAATATTTACAAAAGAAGAATGTGATAAAATAATTGAAATAACTAACAATGTCAACAAGGTGGTTGGTAAAAATAAATATGATAAAACCAGTCAGGGATATGTATCATTTGATGAATATAAAATAGAAGATACCGAAAATAATAATTGGTTTATGGATAGAATTAAATTATTCATAGAAAATGTTTCAAACATAAAATTAATTAAATTAAACAAAGATGCTCAAATTCTTTGTTATGGAATAAATGATGGGTTTGCAAAACATTTGGATTATAATGTACAAAGTGATGACCCAAGAATATATACATTTGGAATTTTATTGAATAATGATTTTGAAGGAGGAGAATTTGTATTATATCATAATGGAATTGAAACCCAACTAAAAAAAGATATTGGTAATTGTTATATTTTTGATACAAAAATATTACATGAAGTTAAAAAAATAACAAACGGAAAGAGATACTCATTAATAATACACATTAAAAATTCAGAAATTAAAAAGGCATTATTATGATTTATCAAGAAAAAATATTTACAAAAGAAGAGTGTGATAAAATTATATCTTATCAAAATGTATATTTAGATTTACTTTTTAGAGATAAAGAACCATCTATTGATTTAGAAAACAGAAGAATAGATAATGTGGGCATGGTTATCAAAGGTAAAAAATTAGGTAAATTTTTTAATGTTTGGGATATTGTAAATAATAGTGAATCGGAATGGATGTTTGAAAAACTATTTAATTGGTTTTCAAATGTTTCAAAAATTCAATTCAATCCAAATAATAAACCATATGGTTGTTCTTTACATAAATACTCAAAAGGTGATTCTTTTACAAAACACATAGATTTGAATCCTAATTTTCCAGATAGAAGGTGGAATTTGGGAATACAATTAAATGAAGATTATACCGGCGGTGAATATATTTGTTATGATAAAAACAATAATGAAATTGTATTGAGTAAAGAAGTAGGTACTGCAGTAGCATACAATTCTACAACCTTACATGAAATAAAAGAAATACATTCAGGAGAACGATGGTCAATTGTTGTACCTGTATGGAAAAATTATTTATTAGAAAAAAACAATTTATTATGATTTATTATGAAAAAATATTTACATATGAAGAATGTAAAACTATTATAGAATATCACAAAAAATATAAAGAAATAACAGGACATTTTCCAAAAGAAAATATTAAAGGACAAAGAACATCCAATAAACGTAATTCATTTTCATATGAAGTTTATATAATTCCAAATAATAATGAAACCGAATGGTTTTTTAATAAATTGTTACATTGGTTTAGTAAAAATAACAATATAAAAATTAACAAAAACAATAAAATACCAGCATGTACATTACACCGATATACAAAAGGTGACCATTTTAAAAAACACATTGATTTAGCAAAAGGATATGAAGAACGAAGGTGGAATTTAGGGATACAATTAAATGAGAATTATACCGGTGGAGAATATAAAGTATGGGATGACAACGATATTGAAGATACTTTCCCTAAAGAACCAGGTACAGCAATTTCATATCATTGTAGAACATTACATGAAATAACAGAAATACTTTCAGGAGAAAGATGGTCAATTGTTTTACCAATTGAAAAAAGTTTTATAATTGAAACAAAAAATTTATTATAATGTCTTTATTAATTAATAATGAATTAATATGGGTATCTGTACCTAAATGTGCAAGTTTTTCAATTGAAGATGCATTACTAAAATCTAATTTAGATATAAAAAAACATTCAAAAGCTAAAAAAAATCAACAACATCATACTCATATTGCTTTACACATATTAAAAGAAGAATTTGGAGATAAAAAAAGCATATGTATTAAACGAGATTGGTTCGAACGATGGTTGAGTTCTCTACAATATGTTTTAGAAAACGTAAAACTTAATAGTAATTTAGAACCAATTAGAGAATGGAAAGATATTGATAATCAATTTATATACGATATATTTACTGATGAGTTCACCAATACCTTTCATTCAGGAGAAACAAAATCGGAGGATATATGTTATTCTAAATTTTTAAAAAATAAAGAAGAAACTATAAAATTTGATAAAAAATCATCTTTTCATATGCAAAAATTATCGACACTTTTTTCTCAAAATCATTGGAAAGAAAATAATAAATGTAATTATGAATTTGACATAAACGAAATGGATAAATTTACAGATTTCATAGAGGAACGATTTGGAGAAAAATTAATAATTAATAAATTAAATTCAAACCCAAAAACAAAAAGTAAAATAATTATAAATGATGAATTAAAATCATTTGTTTGGGATAAATTTGAAAAAAGATATAATAAAAAAAATTATCTATTATAATATGAAAATTTTAAAATATTGGACAGCAGAGGAATTTGAAATTGCATCTTACAAATGGAATTTATCAAAAAGAAAAAATAGTATATGGAAAGAATCGGGTAGTGATACAACTGGCAAATGTACTTACACATACAACGAATTGGGATTTAGAGGTGATAGTATTAAAAAAGATGGATTTAAAGTTATGTCTTTGGGGTGTTCTCATACTGAAGGTGTTGGTGTAAATGATGATGAATCTTGGCCGGCTCAATTTACAAAATTAGTATCAAATGGAGTTAATATGAATTTTGGTACAGGTGGAAGAAGTGGAGATTTTGTGGTAAGGTGTTTAATGAGTTATTATGATTTTATTAAACCAGATTTGGTATTAATTTTATACCCACCTATCAATAGAAAAGAAATATATACTGCGGAGGGTGGAGTTGAACCATATATGGCAACATCTGCATGGGGATATATGGAAGAAACCGAAGATGGTAGACTTATTCAAAAAAATTTACTCGAAATTCAAAATACTAATCATGATTTTGTAAATTGGTATAAAAACCATCAATTGGTAAAATTATTTTTAGAATCAAAAAAATGTAATTTTATTTGGAATGGAAGTTTAACACAATCACCCTATAAAGATGAATTTAGATATGATGGTGATTTTTTTGTAAATATAATAGATAGAGGTGTTGATGGTAGACATTGTGGCCCAAAACATCTTAAAAACTATGCAACAAAGTTATACGACCATATTAATAATAATTTTCCTCATTTTTTATTAAATGATAAAACTAAATTAAAAATTAAAAAAATTTTAATATAGTGAAATAAATAAAACCATTGAATATTCAAATAAATGATTATAACAATACTTGCAGAACCAAGAAGTGGTTCAACAAATTTAACTAATTGGTTTTATTTTAATAAAAATTTTACAACATTATTTGAACCATTAAATCCGATTTCAAAATGGTTTCAAAAAAATATTGAACCAGACCAATACCAATATAACACTAAATACCTTTGTTTAAAAGAAATATACTACCCACATAAAAATTGGGATTCAATAATAAAAATTTCCGATAAAATTATTATTTTATATAGAGAAAATTATGAAGAGCAATTACAATCTTTTTTAAATTCGGTAACAACAAACAACTGGGATAAACCATATGTTTATAAAGAAAAAAAAAGTTTATTTACAAAAGAAAAATCAGAATATTTTAAAATATTAAAATCCGAATTTAAAGAAAAATATATAAACAAAAAACACTTTACCATTTCATACGAAGAATTGTATTATCATAATGGTTTTCAAAAAATATTAGATTACTTAGATATACCTGAATTAGAAAATAAAAATTTTCCTTATGGTGAAAAATATAGAATAATTGTTAATAAAACAAAAAGTCTTATTTAAAAAATGAATGTGATTTAAATTTGGTAATGTCGAAAATTTGTCGTATATTAGAGTATTATAAACAATTAAACTCTAAATTATGAAACAAAAGACAGAACAAGAATTAAAGCAAAACTACGATAAGTTTATTGCAATAATTAAAAAATATTTTAAAGGTGAAAGATTGGAGAAATTACTCCATATGTATTCCGAAGAAGAATTGGGTGTTAATCTTACACTATCTGCCGCATCTGGCTCAAAACACTATCATAACGCATATATAGGTGGGTATATTGACCACATCTTTAATGTATGTAAGAACGCTCTTAAAATGAGAGACCTGTTCGTAATGCAAGGTGGAGAGATTGATTTTACCGAAGAAGAATTGATATTTAGTTGTTTACATCACGATTTAGGTAAATTGGGTATCAAAGGTGAATTACATTATTTACCAAACCAAGAAGAGTGGTCTCAAAAGAAATACGGAACTTTATTTGTTCGTAATGAGAAGATACCTTATATGACCCTAACTGATAGAACTTTCTTTACATTGAACCATTATGGTATTCAGTATAATGAGAAAGAGTATTTTGCAATCAAACTTACCGATGGAATGTATGATGAAGATAATCAAAAGTATTTAGCAGGTCACGACTTAAAGAAACAATTGGTTTATAAGTTACAATTTATAATGCATTGGGCAGACCATATGTCTACAATCATTGAAAGACAAGATAACATAATCTAATGACATTTTGTCAATAAAATTACTTTGGTATAGTAATTGAACTATATAGAGTATTATTAACTAAAAAACATTTATATTATGTACATGATTGATTACAGTAAGTTATTTGATGAACTTTTTCCAATCGAATATCCAAAAGAAAGAACAACTTATGTTCAAAACAAATTCGCAGTAGACATTAAGGATGAATCTGCAACTCTAGCACTATCGGTATTAGGACACAATCCTGATGATATTGAAATCAATTGTTTTGAAGATAAGATAGAAGTCAAAGCAAAAAAATCACAAGAGGATAAAGAAAATCCTTTCAATCAATTAATTTCAGATATTGAAGAACGAATCACCGTAGGTAAAAACTTCGATGGTAGAAAGGCAAAAGCTGAAATTAAAAATGGTATTCTCTTAATTACTATTGAAAGAAAAGAAGATTCCAAACCAAAAAAATTAACCCCGAAAGTTGGTTAATTCAGTTATTTTTCGTATATTACAAAGGTAGGAGTTTAAACACTTCTACCTTTTTTATTATAAACAAATATTTATTACTATGATATACAATGAAAAAATACAAATGTTATTAGAATCGTTGGATGGTAAATTACGAATTTTAAGTAACGCAGTAGCAGGTGCACAACAAATTTCCCCATCGGAAGCACTTACTACATTGGAAGACGCTAGAAAAATAGTAGAGCGTGTTTCCGAATTAACAAGAATCAACAGATAAATATGAATTGGCTTAAATGGTTAGTCGGATTTTCTGCACTAATTATCGCCGGATGTGCAGCTTTTTTCTCCGTAACCGGTTTAGGAGTATTATTTAGTGGTGCTGCAACTTCGGTAATGGTGATGGCGGGTGCATTGGAGTTTGCTAAATTAGTAGCAGCAACTTATCTCAAACAAGAGTGGGAAAACATTAAGGGGTTTAATAAGTGGTATTTAACTTCTGCGGTTGCTTTATTGATGTTAATCACTTCTGCAGGTATCTTTGGATATCTTTCCAATGCTTTTCAGGCACAATCTCTTAAATTACAGACCGTAGATAGAGAAATTGCTGTTTTTCAAACAAAAATTGACCAAAATACAGTCCAACTTACTCAATTAAACACACAATTAGGACAACTATCTTCGACACAAAACGCAATTTTAGACAAAGGTAAGGTAAATTCTCGTCTTTTACGTTCAATTGATAACAAAGATAAACAAACTGCTCAAATTAACAAAAAAATTGAAGGTTTGCAAACAGAAAATGCCAAAAATAACGAAAAAATTAACGAAATTAAGATTGCAAACTTAGGATTAGAGAAAGAAGTAGGTGGATTTCGATTTATTGCCGAAGCATTTGGTATGGAATTGAAAAATGTTGTAAAATTCTTCATATTTTTGATTGTAATCGTATTTGACCCATTGGCAGTAGCACTTATTATTGCATTTAATGGTTTAATTTTACCAAAAAAGAAAAAACAAAAAGAATACATTGTTGACATTATGCAAAATGATGAAAAATTGGGTTTATATGAGGTTTACGGAGATAACATTATTAACGAAAACAAAGAAAATGAGAATTACAAAGAAAATGAAGATTCAATTGTTAGGATTCCTATTGATTTGGATGGTGATGGAACAGTTGATGGTTATGATACGAACGCTGACGGACTTATAGATGAATTTACACCAAAATCATCAGGAAGGGCAAGAGAAATACAACATAAATTACCATATTATGCAAGAACTGATTTTGATTGGAACGATAAATCAAAATGGATAAATGACCAGAATGCAGTTAATTTTTGGTTAAAATACAAAAAACAACAGGAAGAAGATTTAATCAAAACTTACTAATTATTTGGTAAAATAGAATTATTTTCGTATATTACAAATACGAAATTATAATTTATGAAAAAATACGCATTATTCATCGGAAGATGGCAAAATTGGCATAAAGGCCATGAATGGTTGATTAATCAACAATTGGAAAAGGGGAAAGATATTTGGGTAGCAATTAGAAATGTTCCTACGGATGAAAATAATCCAAAATCTGCACAAGAAGTTATGATGGAATTGGTTGATGAACCATTCTTTAAAAATAATTCACACAAAATTCAAATTTCTATTATTCCAGACATTGAAAGTATCAATTATGGTAGAGGTGTTGGTTATGATGTAATTTATCACGAACCACCGGCTGAGATATCAAAAATTAGTGGAACCGGCATTCGTAATGGATATATTGATTCCAATGGTGATATCATTGAATATGAAACTTTAAACGATAAGTAATGGTAGTAGAACGCAAAAGACACATTGCTAAAACTATTTCATATCGTATTGTATCAACTTTAATCGGATTTGGTATAATGTGGTGGGTAAGCGGTTCAATTAAAGTAGGAGCAGCATTTGGTGTTGCAGAATTAGTTTATAAACCCATTCAATACTATATTCACGAAAGAGTTTGGTATAAATGGATAAAATATGGTTTAAAAAAATAAAATATGAAATTAATAGTAGACAAAAATCAATTAGGATTAGAAACAAAAGAATTTAGAGAATATCTAAAAACCCCATGTCCCAGAACAGAATTTACTACAATTGAAGTGGACAATATGGAAAAAACTTTGGTTGAAGGATTAAAAACATACCCAGGTTTGGGGATATCCGCAACCCAATTGGGTATTAAGAAGAGAGCATGTTATATAGAATTTGGTGATGAAAAATTATTTTTACTAAATCCTTTTATTAAAGAAAAATCAAAAGAAGGTTTTATATTTTATGAAGGATGTTTATCAATTCCATCCACACTAAACGCACCTGTTAGAACAATTAGAGCTTCTAAAGTAATTATACAAACTGATAATTTAGGTGAATTGACTTTTGAAATTAATCCGGATGGTGATAAAGCAAATGAACAGGTTTCTGTTGAAACAATGATGACGGTAATAGTTCAACACGAAATTGACCATTTAGACGGATTTACTATCAAAGATAGAGTGTATAATACGCAGGTTGTAAAAAAAGTAGATTTTGGTAGAAACGATAGAATTGTAATGAAGTCTCCACAAGGTGAAATGGTGGAAATTAAATACAAACATGCAAACAAATATTTTTTACAAGGATATGAAATCGTTTAATTTATGATAACCACATTATTAATATTATTAGTAATTACATTTGGATATGTAATTTGGAATCTTCTACAAAAATTAGAAAAATACGAAGATACTGTTGAAACCTATCAACAATTTATTGAAACAGAAACACAGAGAAACGAAGCATTACTGGAAGCATTAAGACAAATCGACCAACGTCAAATGTTTGAGAAGGATGATGAAGTAGGTTCTATATTTTATCAAATTAAAGAAACTATTGAAAAATTCAAAACATTAGAAAATGGCATTAACTAAAAGAAGAAAGAGAGGGCCTAATAGACAATATTTTACAAAGGATACCGAAGATGCTATCATTGAATATAATTTAACCGATGACCAATATATTAAAGATAAATTATATAGAGAAAGAATTGCATCTGCATTTGATAAATTAGCGGAGATTGTATATAACAAATGGAAGTTTACTTATTTTGATGATGACCCGAAGGATGTAATGGCCGAAGTGGTTGCATTTATGATTGAAAAAATTCACATGTATAAAAGTGGTAAAGGTAAAGCTTTTTCATATTTTACTATTGTTGCTAGAAATTATCTTATCTTAAATAACAACGCAAACTATAAAAGATATAAAGATACCGATATAATGTCTGGTTTACCTGAATCGTTTGATACTGAAAATAATTTTAGAGAAGAAGAAAGAAATGATGAACATAGAACATTTAATATTAGAATGTTGCAATATTGGGATAAACATTTAGAAAACTATTTCCCAAAAAAGAGAGATTTACAAATAGCAGATTCGGTATTGGAATTATTTAGAAGAGCAGAATACATAGAAAATTTTAATAAAAAATCATTGTATCTACTTATTAGAGAAATGACTGGCCATCCTACACATTATATTACTAAAGTTGTCAACAAAATGAAAGAAAGACAAATGGAATTATATAATGAATTTGATAGAGAGGGTGATATTAAAATATAACATATGATACAATTAGGTTTATCAGGATTTTACCACGATTCAGCAGCTGCAATCGTAATAGATGGTAAAGTAATATGTGCTATTGAAGAAGAAAAACTATCAGGTATTAAACACGATAGTTCTTTTCCGTTTAAGGCAATTCAATGGTGTTTAGATTATACAAAGATAAGAATTGATGAAGTTGATATGGTTTGTTGGTATGAAAATCCAAAAGACAAATACGATAGAGTTA